GAAAAAAAAGGAACTGTGGGTGTATTAAAGATGACTTATGGTACCACTGTAGTAAATGGAGGTTTATTAGGCTTTGCTAGAGTGGGAAGCACTTACTACCTCTATAATGCCGACGGGACATCTACAACCTTTACAGACACAATGTATACTACTGATGATGATTGTAGTAATGGGGGTCCTCTTTTTATCTTAAACGACAGCACATATACATCAGGATCTGCAAGCACCTTAACCCACTTAGCGTTTTACAAAGTAGGACTATCATCAACTCAATTTAATGCACTAATAAGCCCAGATGGAATTGCTTACGGAAACCCATACGCTACAGTAGGGAATGTGTTCCCAGGACAAGGAATGATAGTATTGACAGATAAGGCAATCATTGATGCTGGTAATATAACAAGCTTGCAGTATAGAGGAACAACAACAATATATGAAACAGAGGTAAGTTGTACAGTGAGTCCTAACGAATTTGGATTCAGCAACAACCCAACTCTCCAACGATACGATCCTACAACAGGCCAGTATGTACTACAAGATTTTGCAACAGGATCGGCATTTCGACCATTTGTAACGCAGGTAGGTCTGTATGACGACAACGCAAATTTAATAGTTGCAGGCAAACTATCACAACCAGTACAGCTACCACGAAACGTAGACACAACATTCGTTATCAGATTCGATAGATAATTATAAACATGGCAAGAAAGGTTACAAAAAGACAAGCAGCAGTTAAGAATGGTTATAGAAGTGGTCTTGAAGAGGTTGTTGATAGCACTCTTAAGCAACGCAACATAGATGGTGAGTATGAGAAGCATAAGATCAAATACACAGTTCCAGCAACAGACCACACATACACACCAGATTTCCGACTTCCGAACGGAATCTTTGTAGAGACTAAGGGAAGGTTTGTCATAGAAGATAGAAAGAAGCATGTGCTGATAAGAAAACAGCATCCCGAACTTGACATTCGATTCGTATTTCAGAACTCCAAAAACAAAATTAGAAAAGGATCACCAACAACCTATGGTGATTGGTGCGTTAAGCACGGATTCGTATACGCTGATAAAACTATTCCACAAGAGTGGTTGGATTTGTAACAGATTAGCGTATATTGGTTACTATGGATATAAACCAAGCACAACTTAAAAACATTGTAGATAGTCACTTAGGCGCTGGTACTCCTGGAAATAAGGGAGAAACTGCATACTTTTGTCCATTCTGCAATCACCATAAGAAGAAGCTTCAAGTAAACTTTTTGCTTGAGAAGTTCCATTGTTGGGTTTGCAATACCAAAGGAAACTCGATAGCAAACCTTCTAAAGAAGAGCAATGCTGTAAAGCACCTTGTCCAGAAAGCTATTGAACTTGGCAGCAAAAAGCATTACAATCCTACACAAGATACCCAAGTAATCCAAGTAACACTACCAGACGAGTACATTCCAATGTGGAAAGGCAATCCGAATAGTCCTCACTTTAAGAACGCTTTGCATTATCTCTTAGAGAGGAGAGGTTTAACTAAGTATGACATCCTAAAATACCAAATAGGGTATTGTGAGAGTGGAGAGTATAGTGGAATGATTATTGTTCCAAGCTATGATGCTCATGGCATCATAAACTTCTTTACTGGTAGAAGCTACTACACAGAAGCAGGACGTAAGCATAACAATCCAGACGTATCTAAGGACTTTATAGGATTCGAAAACCTAATAGATTGGTCTCAATCAATTACCTTAGTAGAAGGAGCTTTTGATGCTATATCAACTAAGCGAAACGCAATTCCTTTATTTGGTAAGATTATCTTAACCAAATTGCAAATCAAAATTATTGAGGAAGGGGTGAAGGAAATCAACATAGCACTAGACCCAGATGCTCTATCTAAGTCAGTAGAAGCTATAGAGACGTTTATTAACAATGGAATAGACGTAAAGCTGATACCTCTAGAGGAGGATCCAAATGATACTGGCTTTGCTGGCATGAGAAAATTAATAGAAAATACATCAAGTGTAGACTTATTTGACTTGGTGACCCTTAAAATGGCTATATGATAAACAAAGTCAAGATAAACTTAAAGAAGGTAGACAAGATACTCCACATTGCTGATGTACACATTAGAAACTGGAAACGTCACAAGGAGTATAAGTTGGTATTTGATAAGCTTTTTGAGGTTGCAAAGCAGTTACCAGAAGATAGCATCATCACTATTGGTGGAGATATAGTACACGCTAAGACGGACATGAGTCCTGAGTTAATCCATATGGTTTCATACCTATTCAACAACTTAGCTGACATTAGACCTACAATTGTAATTTGTGGAAACCATGATGCAAACTTAAATAATAACCATAGACTAGATGCTCTTACGCCAATTGTAGAAGCACAAAACCATCCTAACTTATTTTATCTTAGAGACAGTGGAACCTACAAAGTAGGCGACACAATGTTAGCAGTGATGTCTCTGCTAGATGCACCAAGCGAATTCGCAACAGCAGATGTTCTAGAAGGAAAGGCAGATACATTAATTGCAATGTACCACGGAACTATTGCTAATAGTAAAGTTGATAGTGGTTTAAACATTGCTCATGGTTTGAATTGGGATACGTTTGCTGGATACGATATTGTTTTATTAGGTGATATTCACAAAAGACAAATCCTTTCAAAAGAGGATCCGCTAATATTCTACCCAGGAAGCACTGTACAACAAAACTTTGGAGAATCATTCGAAGGACATGGCTATGCTATTGTCGATGTGCCAACTCGCACTGTTGAGCATTTTGACATTCCAAACGATTATGGATATTTTACATTTGATATAGTCGATGGAATCGTTCCTGACGACCTTCCTATAACATCCAAGACAAGTGTGCGTACCAAAGTATACAACACATCACCAGCACAGCTTAAAAAGGCATTAGCCGCTATTAGAAAGAAGTATAAGAATGGAGAAGTAATTGTATCCAACATGGATAAGATAACGACTCAGAACGGATTAAACATAGAAGATAGTTTACAAGGGTTAGATGTTCGAAGTGTTGACTACCAAACAACTTTAATAAAGGAATACTTAGAGCCATACGGAATAGATGATGAGCTTGAAGCTAAGATATTGGAGATAAATAAAGGGTTTAATCAGTCTCTTATAGCTGGAGAGCTTGTACGCAACGTAGTATGGACTCCAAAGAAGTTTGAGTTCGATAATATGTTTAGCTACGGTGAAGGGAACGTAGTCAACTTTGACAACCTAAATGGGATATGTGGCCTATTTGCACCCAATCATGCAGGCAAATCAGCAACCTTAGACTCACTATGCTTCTGCCTATTCGATCACTCTCATAGAGCAAGCAAAGCTGATCAAGTACTCAATAGAAAGAAGGATGGCTTCTGGTGTAAGTTCAACTTCGAACTTAACGGATTGGACTATTTCATCGAAAAAAGAGCTACGAAGTATCAAAAGGGTCCATTGGCTGGAAAGTTGCGTGTAGACATTGACTTCTGGTACGTAAACGATGATGGAGAGAAGGTTATGCTTAATGGTGAGCAGAGACGTGATACAGACAAGATCATACAATCTTATGTAGGAACCTTTGATGATTTCATACTCACAGCATTATCGCTACAAGGTAACAACTCCAGCTTCATTGAGAAGACACAAGGTGAGAGAAAGGACTTGCTTGCAAACTTTCTTGACTTAAAGATATTTGATAACCTCAACGAATTAGCGAGTAAAGAGATAAGAACTACCACAGTGCTACTAGAAGAGTATGAGAAGCAAGACTTTGAGCAATCGCTCGGTGATGCAGAGAGGTCTTTGGAGCAAAACCAAGAGCTATACAAAACTAAGTTAGCAGAGTATAACGCTATTCAAGAGCAATTAAGCGATCTAAGTGAGCAAATTATTTCACTCTCTGAGCAAATCAAACTAACTGAGGCAGATGGACTTGATCTAGACACCCTACAGTCACAACAAACAGGACTGCTTAAGGAGGTAGAGAGCAAGGTAGCAGACCTAAAAACGATACAAGACAGGGTAGAAATAGTACAAGCTGAGATAAAAAGACTCAGCGATGAGTTTAGCAAGGGAGACGTAGGAGCAGTTCAATCGGACTACGCAGACTACTGCATGATGCTCTCACAAAAAACCGAGCTAGATGCCAAGTTACAGCACTATAAAGTGACAATCTCAACAAAGCTGGATAAGCTAAAAAGATTAGAGGAGCATGAGTACGATCCAAACTGCAAACACTGTGTTGAGAATGTTTTTGTGAAAGATGCAATTAAGACAAAACAGGAGTTAGAGGACGATAAAAAGCATGTCGCAGAGTTCTTGTCTTCAAGAAGAGAGGTGGAGGACTACTTGGAGAAGTATAAGGACATAGAAGCTCAGTACAAGCACTTCGAAGGAGTGGCAACAGAGAAGCAAAGACTGACAAATGGTCTAAATGTGATGGATTCTAAGGTAGAGTCAATCGAAAGCCAAATACAAACGTATAAGACTAGGTTAGAGCGGGTAGAATCCAATATTAAGACTTATAACGATAACTTAGCTACAATACAAGCGAACGAGGGTTTAAACAAGTCTATTAAAGAATTACGAGAAGAGGCTACCAAAGTGAAAGGACAGGCAGACAAAGCTAATCAAGAGGTTCAAAACTTTCATGGGAAGATAAAGGTAAGTGAGAAGACTATAGCGGAGTGCGAGAAAAACATCAAGCACATGCAGGAGTTGTCTGAGAAGCAGATAGCCTACGACTACTACCTTAAAGCTGTTGGTAGAGATGGCATCCCTTACTCACTAATCAGCAAGGCAATACCATACATCCAGTCATACGTTAACAACATATTAGCTCAAGTCACCGACTTCACAGTAGAGATTGAGACAGATGGCAAGAATATCAACGTATACATAGCATACGATGACAACAAGTGGCCACTAGAGTTGGCATCTGGAATGGAAAGATTTGTAAGCTCATTAGCAATACGCGTAGCTTTGATTAAAATTACCAACCTACCTAAGCCAAACTTTATTGCAATCGATGAAGGACTTGGAGTGCTTGACAGCACTAACCTAAACTCAATGCATATGTTCTTTAATTACCTCAAAGATACATTCAAGTTTAGCTTAATCATTAGCCACATTGACGTAGTACGAGACATGGTTGACGTCATACTTACAATTGATCGCAAAGATGATTTAAGCTATATTAAGCACTAGCCACTATTTATACTAAAAGCAGTTGTAAATGGATTTTCTACAGCCTTTCTACAAGAAAGATTTTATAAAACAAGTATATCGAGTACATGATACGTCAAGTAACTCACCGTATGTGGAGCTTATTGACATGCCTACCTACATTGGTGGTGGTGTTAGTCTTGTTAAGTTCTACCCATCAACAACAAATCTACATACTTTTGCTCCATTTGAAGTTGAAGTACTAGACGCACTAGGAAACGCAGTTAGAACAGAGATTCCAGACTTTAGAGATAGATTTGGCAACTACTACGTATCAATTTACGTACAAGACTCAACTGCAGAAGGGTTTGGTAGTATATCATTTGTTGGAGTAGCAAATGCAACGCCTGATGGTGAGTATATTCAGTCCAACGACGTAAATAGCTTGGGCTATAACTTAATTATAGCCAAGCCGTTACTTATACAACCTTTTGAGAGAAACGAAAGTCCATTAGTCTTTGATAGACCACCACTCGTGAGCGTTGGACAAATAATCGCCCCAGTAAGAAGTACAATAACGGTGGAATTACAAATACCGGGTACAACAGACACAAATACAAAACCTATCACAGCATCCTTCGTAACTGCTAACGTTGAAGGATTTGATAAAGTAGCAGCAACAAGTAGGAATATACAAGACACCAACACAAGAGACTTTAGCGTAAAGAATCGAGGGGTATCGTCTACCACAAACCAAGTTACAACAACAGTAAGGCAAGAGGATTATAATATACAAGGAGGGCAGCTATTAACAGATACAAATAGATTTAGAACAATACTACAACTATCATCATCCCTCACAGCATCGAGCAACGATAAGGGAGCTGTAGTTGTATTAAGTGATAGCAACACATACAGTAACGTTACTAAATCATTATCTAACTTAACCGTCTTTGCAAAAACCAACCCGTACAACGACCTAGATCTATTAGGACAAACACAATCACTAGCCTCACAGCTTAGCCAATACACAGGCACAGTGATACGAGTATTAAACTCAGCATCATACCTAATAGACACTCCTTTGCAAGTAAATGTTGACAGCTCCAACATTACAAGAAAGAATTCAATTACACAACCAGCTACACACACTTTTAGATTTGCTAAAGATCTGCGTCTAACAATGAAGTACGCAGACCCAATCATCACTGTAGTAAGCACAACAGTAAGCCAATCATATCTCCAATTTACTTTCCAAGAGCTTAAGCCAATTGGAGGTAGTGTGTATAGGATTAAATCCTACTATCGTCAAAACAGCTTTGCAGGAGATTATCAATTACTAAACGACCAACGTGTAGGTAGTACGGAGTATTTAACCGAAGCAAAGGAGCCAAATACACTATCGTACGCAAAAGAGATATCACCCTTTTTTCTCTATGGTCATTTTCAAAACAGCTCAACAATTAGCACCTATTGGAAAGGGTATAGTGAGACAGCCACAACAATAGACACGCTTACCATAAATCGAGACACAGCAAACATAATAGACTCAGCACATCTACCAGTAACAACTCCAACAACAACGACAGTATTTGCCACAATTGGTTATCAACTATACCAAAAAGACCAAGCATTTAGTTTTAGTTTTATATGCATGCTACAACCTAACACAACTTTAGAGGTGTATGCAAACAGCAAAGCAATGTCTACGCAACTATACGATTCAAATCCATTTGCACAAGCCTATATCACTACCAAAAATAATGAAAAAGCAAGATACCCACAAGTAGAAAATAGATTTGGAAAGTATATAGGTAGTATCGTAAACGACACAGGAAAGTTAAAGGATTATGGAAGGGTTATATTTGACTTACAAGCAGATCAAGATGGATTTGGAAGACCATTATTCAGAGTGAAATCGACTGATCAGACAACTACAGCCGGTGCTTATATAAGCGAAGTTAGCGTAACACCACTACAAAGAAACGGATACACACCAGAAATATACCAATACTCCATTAATGCACCTGACGGATTTCAATCGCTAGTATCAGAGAGTGTGGATTTTAAATTTGAGTATTACGACCATACAGGAAAACAATCAGAATACACCACATACATAAACGATATAAAATTAGCACTAAGCTCAGAGATACAGAGTAACATATGCCAAGTAGAAAACTTTAAGTTTGTTTTTAATCCTACACACTGGTCCATCATATCAGAAAGTGCAACATATAGAAACACTTTTATAGCACCATACTCGGGAAACCCAAGCACCCTCTACGGAGGGACAAGCCAACCGACATCCAATTTCCCTTACAACGACTTTTACCAAACCCACTCATTTGCACAAATTGGTAGTGTCACCAATGCAAACGATCCAAGTATCGGGCCTAACGTAATCCAATACGTAGGAGGCACCATTTTAGGAATAACCGGATGGGGTCAAGTTTCTGCATCAAGATTAGCCCTTATAGTAACAGCATCAAACATCCACAAAAGAAGATACTTTCCAGCATACGACCAAATGCACGCTCAACTCAGCTTTGCCAATGCTTATGGGACACCACTAACCCAACCATCATCGAAAGCTACGTACATATACAGCTATGGAGTAGGCTCAACTTACAGTGGAACAACACCCAACGAACACACTTGGTCAGGATGGAATGCACTACGTCCATGGAAACCTATATTTGCACATAGATGGTTAAACAAAACAGACCTTACGGGTGTGGGCACTTTACCAACTCAAAGCTTAGGTGCTATATTTACTGGGAGTTTTGTTTACACATCTTCGTGGGAAATACACCCAGCCTTAGGACAGTCTGTAAGGGATAATGGTAGTATTGCGCCACAATCGGTACCATTTCCAATTCCTGTTACAGTAACAGGGGGTGAGGGGGTACCCAGGCCTACATACAAAGCTGCCTCAGTTACATCATCATGGCGATTCTTTGATGAGTTTTCAGAAAAGTACTCACAAGTCCATGGTCTTGCTGCGTTGGTAGGCTTATCTGGATCATCAGGCTTTGATTATAATGGAATTAGTGCATCTGCTTCACTCGTAACAGCATCCTTTAATAGAGCAGTAATAAGCGCATCATATACACCAGGATCCGGTTCAACAACCCAGCGATTAGGAACATCATCAATAGACCTGCAAGCACCAGTTAACTCTGGTGCAGCTGGTATTACTAGATTTGACGTGTCACAATCCTACGTTACAACAAGTGGAGCAGGCTTTACAACAGCACAAAAAGCAGTAGCGTTCAAGCAAAGGAGATTTTACTTTCCGTTTGGTGGTCCATTAACTGGAAGCGTCTTTACACAGAATGGAGGCATATACAATGTCAAATTTAGATTAAAAAGATTTCAATCTGGATCAAGCTCAGCTAAGTGGTTCTCACCAGACACAGGATCGTATTTAATGGTTTATGTTTTTGACGTATCAACGCCTTTTAATGGCACCTCCACTGAAGGTCAGCCCGGGTACTACCCGCCATCACAAAACATAGTAAAGATTGGTAATCAAATCACAACTAATGGCTACAATATCCCACCCATTCAATTTTTTGATACCGTAACCGGTTTTCTATACGACGAATACGAAATCAACCTAATACAATACGGAACAAAAGGCCAGCTAGTATTCGAACCGTCAGGAGACCCAGGATCGTACTTTGGGTGTGCAATAGACGATGTAGAGTTTTGTAAAATAGGAACAACAACAGACCCGTACTACATAAAACCACCAGGATCCGCATAATATGATACCAACTAAGCACTACAAAGCTCTGACAACGCAAGCTCCACTGTTAAACCTACTAACAGACGGACCTTACATGGATAAGGCGTATATAAAAACATTCCACCCACAATGGAATGGAGAGAGTGTGCCTGAAATTATAGCAAAGCATGATCACAACCCATTTGTTTTAAGAATAGGAACACCATTAATGGATGAATCCGTATCAAACGACAGAGTGTTTTTTATATCAAAGTACCTAGCGTACAACCCAGCATCAAAGGAGATAGAATCTAGAAGTTTAATTGAAGGAAGGTTTACTAAAAAAGTATACATAGGAGAGCAGACAGTTGACGAGGTAGTGCATAAGAATTATAGACTATTTGTTAATGGAAAAGTAGTAGCATCAGACATACTATTTTTACACACAAAAGAATCGTTAGTGGATAAAATAAGAAGCTTGGAGCAGCAAATGCGTCACATGCAAGCAGAAATTGCAAAAATAGCTAGGCAAACAAATACACAAACTATTTATAGTAGTAATGAGCTCATTAAGTAACTATTTAGCAGAATCTTTCCTAAAGGAAATGGACGAACAAACAATTGTCCTATTCCCTGGTGGATTTAAACCACCACACGGAGGGCATTTGGAATTAGCAACACGCTATTCTCAACTTCCAAACGTGAGTCAAGTTATGGTCCTTGTAGGCCCAGAGCCAAGAGAAGGTATAACGAGAGAGCAGAGTATTGCTATTTGGAGAGAGTTGACTAAGAGCAATAGCAAAATTCTTATCCAAAAGACAGAAGTAACAAGTCCAATAACTGCTGCCTACAAATATATCGAGACCGCAAAGCCAGGAAACTATGCACTTGCTGCAAGCTCTAAAGGAGATGATTACAAACGAGTTCAAGCTTTTGTGAAAGCACACGAGCCAGGATCAAAGTATGCAAGAGAGGGAGTTAATGTAGTAGAGCTACCATTAGACGTAAAGCCATTGCCATATCAAAATAGAACTCCTAAGGCAGAAAAGTATGCACCGGGCAAGAGTGAAAATAACAAAGGAGTTAGCGCAAGTGTACTTAGAGCGGATTTAGAAAACGATGACAAAGAAGCATTTGCTACCAACTACCCAAACGTAGCTGACAAGGCAGTCATAGACAAGGTTTATGACATTTTGAAAAAAAAAGCTTCTGAGAGTCTAAATGAGGATAAGCTCCGCATATTTGATTTTGATGACACATTAGTGCATACCGACTCCAAAATACACATTACTAAAAAAGTAACTGGCGAAAAGGTAACACTAACACCAGGTGAGTACGCAGTATATGACGAAGAGGAAGGCGATGTTTTTGATTTTAGCGAATTTAGTGGCCCCATTAAATCAGCAAAAGAGTTTAAAAGGTATACTAATGTAATGCGAGCTATGCTGAGTGCTGATGGCAGCAATAGAAAGGTTGTAGTACTTACTGCAAGAGCTGATAGCAAGTCTGTTGAGGACTACCTCAAAACAATCGGAATACAGGCACCAGTAATTGGAGTAGGTAGCAGTGATCCATATAAAAAGTCACAATGGATAGAGGATCAAATTGCACAAGGGTACGACGATGTATACTTCTTAGATGACTCAACAAAGAACCTTGCAGCTGTAAATCAATTAAAAGCAAAGTACCCAAATGTAAAGATAAGAACACAAAACGTACTTCAACCAAACACAGCAGTGCCTACAACAGAGGAAATACTACCAAGCGATTTTTTTTCTAAGTTAAAAATGCGCTTTAAGGACTTTATCAAAAAGGTCTCACAAGAAAAAGACGAAACCAAAGAAGCCTTTACGGTATTAGTTCAAGCAGCACAGGGAAAGAGAAAATTAACCCCAGCCGAACAAAAGGCAGTAGGAGAACAAATGGGTGATGTAATAAAAACAATGGGCTTAGGAGCAGCCTCAGTACTACCCGGAGGCTCTATATATTTTTTACTTATTAAATTATTGAAATTGCAGAAGTATACACTACCATCTTCATTTCTAGCAGAAAAAGTAGAATTACAAGAAGGAGGAGGAGCTGGTCACTTAGCTCACCCATACGAAGATTTAGATCTCACCTTCACAGACATTAAAGATATGATAAAGGCTGCTCTTTCGGGCAAGTTAGAATATGCACAAGAAAAGTTAGATGGTCAAAACCTAATGGTGACTTACAAGGATGGTAAGGTAAGATCAGCAAGAAATAAAACTGAGCTTAAGAATTTTGGCCAAGAAAGTAAAACAATAGACCAAGTAGCTGAGAAATTTGCGAATAGAGGTTCAATTAAGACAGCCTTTGTTGAAACTATGCGTGACCTAGAAAGCGCAATAAATAAACTTACACCAGCACAAAAAGATCAATTTTTCCAAGATGGAAAAAGGTTCATCAATCTAGAAATACTATTCCCAGAAACGCAAAACGTAATTCCATACGGAGCATCTTTGTTAAGAATGCACCACTTTAAGGAATACGACCAAGCTGGAAATGCAGTTGGAGATGACGTAGAAGGAGTACAACTACTACAAACAGCTTTCGATTCGGTGCAGGACATTAACAACGATGAAAAAACGTTTCAAGTTGGTGTAACCAATCCAGCCGTAATTAAACAAGACTCAGACTATGCAGCACAAGAACAGCAATTTTTAGCATTAGCTAATGCTGTACAACAAAAGTATAAGATGCAGGAGTCTAACACAGTGAAAGACTATGTTGGTAAGTGGTGGAATGTTTTTGTAAAAAAGAAAGCAAAGGAGTTGGG